GGTCATCCCGCTAGGCGAGCCGCAACATTGTGGAAACCAATCAAACAAAGGAGACAGAAATGTCAGACGCACGAAAGTTGCACGAGAAGCGTGCCAACCTTCTGACCGAGGCTCAGTCCATCGTGACTGACCTTGCCGAGAAGGGCGAAGCGCTTGAGGGCGAGTCACAGGCTCGCTTTGAGAAACTTACTTCGGAGGCTGCAACGGTTGCGGCCGCGATCCGTTCAGAGAAGGAAGCCACGGAAGCACGAAGCGCTGCTGATGCAGTTCGCGCCGAGTACGCCACGGCAATCGCTCCAAAGATCGAGAAGTCCGAAGGTTCGAACGACGAACTCCGAGCACTCGCCCGCAACGGCGGCGTGCAGGTGTTCGAGTACCGCGATGTCTCACGCAGCACCGGACTTGGCAACCCAGTCACCATCGCTGACCGCGTGAACGTCGTTGCGGCTCAGTTCAACCCATTCATTGACCCAGCAATCGTGTCTGTGGTCCGCGCAAGCACCGGCAACAACATTCAGTTCCCACGAGTCACGGCTCTTGGAACCGCTGGATCGGTTGCTGAGGCTGGCACGATTGGCGAGTCGGACGGAACGCTCAGCGCCCTGTCCCTCACGCCAGTCAAGTACGCAGTCATCGTCCAAGTTACAGAAGAACTCGCGACCGATGCGGCGTTCGACCTCAGCGGAATGATTGCCGAGAAGTGCGGTGCGGAAGTCGCAGTCGCTCACGGTGCCTTCGCTGGTACCGCGATCGGTGCTGCTGCCAACGTCGGCGCAACTGGCTCAGGCACGGCCTCAGTGAACCCAACCTTCACCGACCTTGCGAAGCTGAAGGCGTCTGTGAACCAGGCGTACCGACGCGCACCAAAGGCGGGCTGGTTGATGAACGACACGACGCTCGGCGTTGTGACTGGTCTCGTGGATACGGCTGGACAGCCAATCTTCCGACCAGGTGATGCGAACGTGGCAGACCGACTCCTCGGAGCGCCTGTCTACAGCGCAGCACTTATCGACCTGACCGATGACACCGCAGGCGCAATCCTGTTCGGTGACCTCGGACAGATCTACACCGTCCTCGTAGGCGGCGTGCAGGTTGAAGTTTCCCGCGAGTTCGCGTGGAACCTCGGCCTCATCTCCTACAAGGTTCAGGTGCGCGGCGCGACCGGTCTTGCTCAGGCAAGCGCCGTCAAGTCGTACAAGTCAGCCAACGTTTCCTAATCAGTTAGGCAACTAGGTTGAGCGAAGGGGTGTCGGGCTTAGGCTCGGCACCCCTTCCTCGTAGCAGGAGGGCAGAATGAGCATCTGGCACAAGATCAAGAAACTGGCTGGCAAGGGTGCGCCTAGAATCAACGCAGAGGCACCTAGCAGCCACGTAGAGCGCGCCATTGTGGTCAGGTGGGGCAATACAGCCACCATCAAGCGAACGCCTGTCAAATGGCGGGAAAAGGGAGAAAGCGAGTGAGTCAGCAGATGAGCAGCAGGCAGGTCAGCGTCGGCACGGCTGCGACCGCGCTCGGTGAGGGGCTTGTCTCAGGGTCTGAGTTTCACCTCTACGCCACCGCGTCGGGAAACCAGACCGTCTTCCTCGGCGACTCAAACGTGACAACGGCAAATGGCTTCAGGCTGCACAAGGACACACACGTCACAATCAGGATTCCTGAGCGCGTGCAGTTGTATGCTGTCGCAGACAACGCTGGCGCCATCGTCACGGTCCTACAAGTCGGAGGCATCTGATGTCATACGCATCACTCGCAGAGTTCAAGAGCGCAATCGGGATCGGCACTGCCGACACGACCGATGACACGCCGCTCCAGTCCGTCCTTGACGCAACCGATGCGCTGATCGACCTCTACACGGATCGCAAGCAAGGCTTCGGCACCGCGTCCGAGACGCGCTACTACACGGCGACCGACTACCAGTACGTCTTGGTGGATGACCTCGTGAGCATCTCGTCGCTGACGACAGACGACGATGGCAACGGCACCTACGAGACAACGTGGGTCGCAGGCACCGACTACAACCTCGCGCCAGGCAACGCAGCTTTGGACGGCTGGCCGTACACAGAGATCGACGTCTCCGTGACGTGGCCGCGCAACTTCCCGCGCAACGTCTATCGCGGCGTCAAGGTCGTCGGCGTCTTCGGGTGGCCAGCAGTGCCACCAGCCGTGAAGCAAGCCGCAATCATTCAAGCCGGTGCAGTCTGGTCTTCGCGCACATCGCCGTTCGGCGTGATCGGAAGCCAAGACCTCGGCGGCATCCTTCGCCAAGCGCGTGCCTTGCATCCTGAAGCGCAGGTCTTGCTGGAGGCATACCGCAAGCGCGAAGGTCTGGCTCGATGAGCTTCAACGATCAGACGATCATCGCTGGACTCGCCGCGCATCTGACGGCTGCGACCAAGCCGAGCGGCTATACGCTTCGCAACGTCTACGCCTACCCACCTGACAATCTCGCGGTGGTGCCAGCGGCGGTGATAATCCCAGGCGATGACACCATCGGCTACGGCGCAAGCAACCGACAGATCACCCTGACGCTCAACGTCGTGGTCTACATCCAGCCGCAGGCTGACCTCGGTCGCAAGTACGCCGACCTGATGACGTGGCGCACGTGGCTGCGAGACGTGCTGATTGACGGCGTGACGCTCGACGGCACGGATGCCGTGGCGCAGGCGAGCGTGACCTCCACGAACATCGGCACCGACACGTGGGCAGATCAGGACTATCTTACGATCACTGCCACAATAGAGGTCGCTTCAGTCGAGGCGATCAGCACCTCAGCGTAGAATAGGAACACGCCGCGTCTGCGGCTGAAGACAAGGAGAACGACTAATGCCAGCCGCATCCGCAGGGAACGTACTGTTCAGCAAGTTGGTCGCCTTCAAGGAGGCAACGCCAGGCACTATCCCAACGCTGACCAGCGGCGGCCGCAAGCTGCTCGTCACGCCAACTGGCGTGATCAGCGATGGCGTCACCATCGAACTCGGCGCAGAGCGATCGGTTGCACTTCGCAACCCAATGATCGGAAGCACCGGCACGATCGTCTCCATTGAGCCAACCCTGAGCGCCACCGTTCCTGCGGTGAGCGTCGGAGAACTTCCAATCTGGCTCTCAATGACGAAGACCGACACCGTGAGCGGCACGGCTGCTCCATACGAGTGGGACTACGACTACTCGATGACGGCGGCAAACTCGCCGACCTCCTACTCGCTCGTCGCCACCGATGGGCTTCAGCAGTACGTCGCCAACTATTGCCTCGCTGAGTCAATCACCATCGCGGCTGACCGCAACGGACTGACGAACCTGAGCGCCAATCTCTTCGCGCAGAACGTTGCGAAGAACAGCGCGACACTCGCCGAAGGCACACCGACGTCACCGTTTATGGCGGGACGCCTCTGGAACGCCTTCCAGCACGGCAGCACCTTCCCAGGCACGGCTGACGGAACTGCGTACGAATACCTGCTTGACTTCTCACTGGAGTTCAACGCAGGCATCACACGCCAGGCGTACCTTGCAGGCACGACTGTCTTCAGCACGCACGCCGAGAGCAATCCGTTCAGCGGCACGCTGACGATGACGGTCTCCTCGACCGCTTCGGCAGTGAGCACTTGGTACGACGCCTACCGCGCAGCAACGCCGAAGGGCGTGCGACTCTCGTGGAGCAACGGCACCTACTCGGCGCACATTATGGCGATGATCGTTCCAACCGAAGTGCAGCAGATGGCTGGCGCCGAAGACGGTCTGACCACGATGGCCGTCACTGGCACACTGGTCTACGACACGGTGAGCGCGAAGTCACTTCGCATCTTGGTGAACAGCGACTTGGCGGCGCTTCCGTAAGTTCAACCTAGTAGCAGAGAAGGAGGAGGCTAGATGAGCCAGAGCAAGCCACAGTTCCGAACCGTTGAGATCACCTTGTCCGCGCCGTTTGACGGCTGGACAGCCACGATGAAGGCAGAGGGAGTTCCTGCTCGCGTCTTCATTGAGCTGCAAAGCGGCAACGCAGAGCGTGCACTCAAGGCGCTGGAGCGCCTGATCGTGAAGCACAACTTCCTGACCGAAGATGGCGAGCCGGCGACAGAGGTGCTTGACGCGCCAATGGACGCACTGAGCGATGCGATCACGAAGTGGAGCGACGCGGTAGCAGCACTCCCCCCTCGATAAGGCTCGACGCCCAGCGGCTGGCGGCGGGTCGGACAATCTCGCCGCATCCGCTGATCGCAGCACACCTGATCGCTAAGGAGTTCCACATCCCACCGCACGAGGTTCTGGAGTGGGAGGCTGAGGACTTCGCTCGTACACTTGCGCTGATGTCCGACCTACAGCCGAAGGAGCCGATGAGCCGTGGCCGCTAACTCGCTGGACCGACTGACGATCTCCTTCAACGTGGACTCCAACTACAAGGCATTGCAGCTTGGATTCCTTGAAGGCGCGAACCCAGGCGCCTACAAGCGCCTCCTGAGCATCGCCACGCTGAACGCAGCTCGCACGATGGTGAAGCCGATGCGAGCCGAGGCTCCAGTCGGCAAGACCACGAAGACGCCAGGCAGACTCCGCAAGTCCGTGACGGCACGCCGCGCACGGTTCAACACACCGGCTGCGGTGGTCGGTCCGAGGGCTGGAAGGAGCCGAGACGGTGGTAGTGGTGGAGCGTGGTATCGCTGGTTCGTCACGTCTGGGATCAGCGGCGTGCGCCAGACCAAGAACGGCGCGAAGGCAGTCAAGGCAGTTCCAGCCAACCCATTCGTCACGCGCGTCTCAAAGAACGAGGCGCACCAGAAGACAGCGATGGAAGCGATGGCGAAGACGGTAGAATCATTCTTCAACAACGGCGCATTCCGCGCCACCATCTTGAAGTTCAAGAGAAGGTGAGCAATGGCATTCGGGTCTGACCGTTCAGCGAACTTTGTCATCGCGGCAAAGGACGCCGCGACCAAGCCGCTCGGCAACGTCGGTAAGGCGATGGGCCGACTGAGAGGCGCAGCCGGTACAGCGTTCAAGGCAATCGGCGCAGCTGCTATCGCGGCAGGTGCAGCACTCTTAGGCTTTGCAGCCAACGCGGTGATGGCCGCAGCGGAGGATGAGAAAGCCACAATCCGACTTACCGCTGCGCTCAAGGCGCGCGGCTATCAGATGGATCAACTTTCCCCACGGATTGAGGAGCAAATCAAGGCGATGGCTCGCCTCGGATTCACCGATGACCAGGTGCGAGATGGACTAGAAATCGGAAGCCGATTCTTCAAGAATCAAGAGAATCTCCTTCGCGCCAACGCAGTCGCCGCGAACATCGCGGCAGCCACCGGCAAGGACCTCAGCACCGTGATGCTCGCCATCGGACGAGGCGCAGCGGGAAGCACGCGCGGGTTGATGACGCTCGGCATCGAGGTTGAGAAGGGCGCAAAGCTCAAGGACATCCTGCGAGCCGCTGATGAGAAGTATCTCGGCGTGGCTGAGGAAGTCGCCAACAGCACGAGCGGCAAGTTCGCCGCAGCGCAGATTCGCTTCAACGAAGCCATTGAGACCTTCGGCTCTAAGTTGCTGCCGATGGTAAATGAGGCGCTGGTCTTTGTGACGGAGACCCTGCTGCCTGCCTTTGAGCAGATGATGACCGACCTCGGACCGATCTTCACTGAACTCGTGGACAACTTCGTTCGTCCGCTTATAGATTCAGTTGCAGAACTCTTTGCGCTTTTTGAGACCGGCGATGGCTCAGTCTCGATTCTTGAGATTGCACTGTTCCCATTGAAAACACTTCTCTTGTCGATCAAGCTGATCATTGACGGCATCGTCGCTGGTATGAAGTTCATCGGGATCGGTGGTGGCAGCGCAGCGACCACGGCGCGTGACGCAGCCGCTGAAGCAGCAGGCTACGGCGGCGGCCCGTACATCAACCCAATGAATCGTGGCGGCGGCACGCCAACGAGTCTGACTACCAACACCAACTTGTATCTGAACGGTCGTGTGGTCGCACAAAGCACAGACACATACTTGGGGCGACAAGCGCAGAACAGCGGAACTACTAGGACATCCCCGAGGGGTCGATAGGTGGCGACCGCGCCGTATCAACTTTGGGTTGATTGTCCTGCCGTAGTCTCGGCGATCCGTGTTTCCACAACAGTCACGGTCACAACGGTCTCCGCGCACAGCATCGTCACTGGCTCCGTCATTGCGCTGGAGGGACTAACTGGCGCAGCAGGCACCTCGATGAACGCAGCCTGGACGGTTGCGAGCACGCCGAGCGGGACGACCTTCACCTTCACAGCTGCAGGATCAGCAGGCACAGCAACAGCAACAGATGATGATGGCACCTACATCGCCGCGCTCTCGCAGGACGTGCTGAACCCACTGATCAACTACAGCGGCACGGCTCGCAACTCTGCGCTTTATGTGCCGACGGAATCCATCCAGATGGCCGCCTCCGGCGACGGAGCAGGAGCGACAATGAGTTTCGCGGTGCGTCAGGACGATACGCCGACGGATGGTCCGTGGTATCTGCTCACGCCAGACGAGGCTCGCATTCGGCTCATCCAGAAAGACACTGGCGCATCTCCCGCGAGCGACGGCTCAGATGTCCTCTTCCTCGGCACGATCAACGGCGTCACGGCGCGTCTCAACGGAGCAGGTCAAGGAACAGAGGCAGACGTGCAGGTCGCTGACGTGAACGCCGTCCTCGATCGGCTCGTGATCTTCGGCAAGCCGGTCTCGTCAAAGCAGATCGCCAGCGAGATTCGTGGCGGAATCGAGCGCGCAGCGAACGTCGTCACCGTCCGAACGACCTCATCACACGGCTACACGGTTGGGATGCCGTTCACGATCACTGGCGTGCTCGGCGGCGAGGGCACTTCCTTCAACACGAGCAGCACCATCGCCTCGGTTCCATCATCAACCACCTTCACCTTCAGCCAGTCAGGAAGCGCAGCCAACGGCTATGACTACATTGAGATCACCACTGCGGCTCGCGCTACGAGTCGCTCGGCAAACGTCGTGCGCCTGACAATGGCGGATGCTCACGGTCTGAAGGGCGGCGAGTCCATCAAGGTGGTCGGCGTGAAGAACACCGTGGACGCGGTTGAACGACTGATTGACTCCGTGGTGTTCAGTGGACAGAACGTGAGGGTGGTCAATGCAACGCAGATTGACGTGACGCTTGCGACGCGCAGGGTTGCATCGTTCGGAACGTTCAGCACGCCAGGTCAGCCATACATCCGATTCGAGCCGGTTGGCTCTCGCACGGTCACGCCAGGCGCTGGCTCCAATCAGGGCAGCATCGGAATCAACGGCAACGAGAGCGAAAGCGGAGCCGTGCAGAAGATGCTCGGCGTCGTCGCCGCAAACAAGAGTGACGACTATGCGCTGAACCGTCTGCTCAAGACGACAACGACCACGCAGATCAGCGGCTCAACGAAGCCGAATCAGGCTGGTCTCGTGTTCCCAGCAGGCACGCTCAGGGCTGCGCTTGACTCCGTGGTGGAGGCATACAGCGGGATGGATTCAAAGGATCGCCGCTACTTCGTGGACACACGCGGTCGTCTGGACTATCGCCTTGTGGACACAACGGCCGTGCCGACCTACGCAACGGCTCCCTACAAGATCATCACCACTGGCACGCAGGACCCGAACACGACCACCGCAGCGGCGACGATCATCCCTTACAACCTCGGCGTTGATTGGGACTTCCGCACAACGAAAGAGGCGCTGGTGGTCACATCCTCCATTGACAACTCGCCAGGAGCGACGCGCGTGCAGAACTACATTGACAGCGGCTATACGCTGCGTCCAATCTCGCCACGCTTTGATGAGGTCGTAGAGGCGCCAACGCGCAGCACGAACGTTCAGGCTGAACTTGGTCGTGTGGCGACCGCGTTCTTCCTTGAGCGCCACAAGCCGATCCTCAGCGGCTCGCTGACTATTCGTGGACGTGGCACGGAGTCGTTCAACGAGTACGGATTCAACAGCGGCTACGCGCAGACCGGCGCAAGCACCTTCGCGCTCGTAGAAGGATGGAAGCCAGGGCAGTGGATGGACGTCACCTGCGCGGAACTTGGGCTGTCTGGGCTGTATAGAATCGAGCAGGTGGACTGGACGCTTGAGCCTGGCTCATTCACTTCAGCTATCACGATCACATTCAACCGCAGGCCAGCCTCATCGCTGACGCACCTGCTCAACGCTGGAGGGAAGTAGCAATGCCAACGAGGTTCGGAGCCGATGGCGGGTTCGCATCAACGACGAGCGGCGGCGTCTTTGACTCGTCGGGCAACCCGATCGTCTCTGCCGACAACGAGTTCGGCGCCGCGCCGCTGGGACCAGCGGCACTCGCGCAGACACTCTTCTCGGTGCCGAACGGCACCTTCAACATCCTGCCGCCTGACATTGACATTCCAATCTCCAACGAGAACCCTCTGCCGTATTGGTCGTCGCCAGTAGACGACTCAGACGGCGAGATGATCGCGCAAGTGGTCTACAACACGACGACCAACACCTACTCGCTGCGGATGGACCCAGGCTCCGCGTTGAGCGGCGACACGCTCAGCATCACCACGCGCTCGGCCGTCCTGTCCGATGACAACCTCTCGCTGCGCCAGAAGGCAATCGCCACGCTTGAAAAGGTTGGCACTTATGCGGGCACGACGCAGGTGAACCTGAAACTCGATGCGACCTACTACGACCACACCGGCACGCAGCTCAGCACGAACCCAATCGGCACGGTCTTTGACAATGGCACGGTGAGCAGCATCACTGGGTTCACCACGGCTGGCACCGCAATCGTTGGAATCTCCGCAGCCTATGTGGACTTGACCTTCACGATGACCGCAACGGCAAATGTCACAAGCGGCATTGCGTTTGACATTGACACCATCCTGCTGCAAACCTCACAGGGTGCAGGTGGCGGCGGGGCTTCCTCATTCATCATCACGGAAACATTCACGAGTAGCGACACCTGGACGCGGCCAACTGGAGTTGAAAACTTGCTTGCCGTTATCTGCGTTGGCGGCGGCGGCGGTGGCGCGAGCGGCGGCCTTGACATTGGAACAGGCTCAACCACATCCGGCTTAGCCGAGGGCGGCGGCGGCGGTGGTAGCGGTGCGTTCGCGTACTTGTCCAATGTCTACATTGGAACGGCTGCCTCGTTCACGGTGACGGTTGGCGCGGGCGGCTCTGGCGGAACAGCCACAGTTGTAAGCAAGGCAGACGGAAGCACCACCACAACTGACCTCAGCCCAGTTCAGGGTGCGGCTGGCGGCACATCATCATTTAGCGACTTGGTTTTTGCACGCGGTGCTACTCCGACTGGAGCAATTTCGGTTTACGATGGCGGCGGTGGCGGGATACCAACTTCACCAATCTGGGGCATTCAGTTTCAATCTGCAAATGGTGCCAATGGTGGAGCAGGTGGGCGCGGTGGAACTGTGTCAAATGGAACGGCATCTGTCGCTGGAACATTCGTGGCTGGAACATACACAAGCCTGCCACTCGTTAGCACTTCAATCCCAACGCCAGGCTCCCCAACAGCGGCAACGGCGGGAACATTGATTGTCAGTCAGTTTGGTGCAGGAACCGTGTTTACAGCGGCTGGAACAGCCGCTGTAACCGCAGGGAGTGGCTATTTCATTCAATCAGGCGGCGGCGGCGGTGCTGGCGGGGTTGTTGCTAGCGCAACATCGCCTACCTCTGGCAATGGTGGCGCAGGACAGCCTGGCGCAGGCGGCGGCGGCGGTGGCCAGAGCGTGCGCGTCACAGGTGGTGGTACGAGCAACAACGGCAGCGCAAGCGTCACTGGTGGTGATGGCGGCGATGCAACTGGTACTGCAGGTGCAGGAGGCGGAGGGGGCGGCGGCGCTTTCTTCAGAGCAACCACGGGCACCGTG